CTGCCGGGGGAGACCGCACATTGAAGCGGAATATGACCCTTGCGCCGGTCATGGGGTTGATGGTGGCCCGCGCCGCCTCAGCGGTCAGCACGGCGGCGTACTTGTAGATGTCGCTCACCTCATCAGCCACCTGCGTGAAGATGGCAGGGTCAAGGTTCAGCACGCTCAGGGCGTACTCAATGTTGCCGGTGGCGATTGCTTTCTCAAGCGCTGCAATGGTGGTTTCATCACTGATGTCAGCAATAGCGTCAAGGAATGCTTGCTGCACCCTTGGTTCCATCTGATCCAACAATTCTTGCAGTGATGTGGGGACTGCCATTCAACTCCCCAAAATCAGCTTGTAGACTATGATGATGCCCGCCTCAGGCACCCGTATCACCTTCTTGATGGTGGTGGGCCGCCCGTCAACGTGCACCACGTCATTGGCCTGCGGCTCAACGCCGTCTGGCAGCGCGGTGGCGGGCACCATGGCCATGCGGTCAGTGGCCAGCACCAGCGTGCCGTCAACAAAGCGGCGGTCAACGCTGCGCACCACGCACACCACGGCGTAGATGGTGGCTGTGAACGCCCCCGGCTCCCATGGCGGCATACCGGCAACCGGCGTGCGCTTCTCAAGCGTGGCTGTGCCTTGCTGGTACTCGGTGATCAGGTCACCGGCAATGCCTGCCATCTCTGTGTAGAAAGCGTCACTCATGCGCGGTTCAACCACTTGGTCACGGTGCGGCCACTGACAGCCCCGCCAAGCAGGCACGCCAGCATGCTGTCAATCTGGGTCACCACGGGCTGCTGTGCCGCCACAGCCCCGCCCTCAGGGTCAGCGTAGGTCACTGACACCGCGCCCTCAACGCTGACGCTCTTCTTGATCTGGCCGGTGATCACGTCAGGGTTCAAGCCACCCGGCGTGGTCAATTCACGACGGGTGGCCTCATAGGTGGCGTTCTCAATTTCCTTGGGCACCACGTCTGAGGGGACCGGGTAACCACGGCAATCAGTAACACCAGTACGAGGCCACCCTAGTTCCTGAGAGTAGCCGCCCGTCGGCACGCCCGGATAACGGGCACCATAGTGGCCGTCAAGGTAGGCGGTGGCGCGCTCCAACGCAGGGTCAACTTCACCGGGTGAAACGGTGTAGCCAAGCCTGAGGCAGTACGCCTCAAAGCCACCCTCAGAACCGTAGTGAGCCATAGAACGACCCCGTTATTTCTTCTTGGCGTCTGCGGCCTTCTTGTCGGCCGCAGCCTTGTCTGCCGCAGCCTTGTCTGCCGCCGTCTTGTGGTCAGCGGCTGCCTTGTCTGCTTCTCTGGCTGGCGTGTTGACGGCGGTCTGGCCAGTGCCCACCACCTTCTTGCGCTCAGTCTCAGGCGGCGCTGCACCGGGCACGGGTTCACCGCCTGAAGCTGCGGGAGGAGTGGGTTCATCTTCAGGCGGTGCCCATGGTTCCTGCTCAGCTTGCGCGGCATCGACCTCTTCTTTGGTGGGGCCAAGCCCCGCCACATCAGTCTTGGCAATCAGCGCCACCGACGCCTCTGCCGCCGTGCCCTCATCAGGCACGCGTCCGTGCAGGCGCTCAATGATGCTCAGCGGCTCACCCTGCGGGTCAACCACGTGGCGGCGGCCAACCATGTCACGCACATGGTCTTCACGCATCTGCTGGTCGATGCTGTCTTCAGTGCCCTCAACGTTCTCCTGAAGACCGGCCACCACCTTCTCACCAATGGCCTGCACGCCCTTCTCGGCGGCCTTGCGTATGGCCGTCAGGCGCTTGTCAGATGACAAGCCCTCATGCAGGTCATCAATATCCCTGAAGCTTTTCTGGTGGGCCGCGTTCCACTCTTCAAAGCGCTTGGCCTCAAGTTCCATCTCTGGAAGCATTGAGACACGCGCACGGCTGAATGCTGACAGACCCATGACGGGTTCTCCTTTCTGAGTGTTTCAATGGGCGGGGTCACCCCCGCCCAGAACCATAACGCCCGTCAGGCAATCTTGTGCTTGAACTGCACAATACGGATGTTCTTGTTGCCGTACCTGCGGTTCCAGTTGGTGCCGATGGCCAGTTCAGCGTTGGTGGGGCTGACGCCGGTTGCCGTGCCCACCCACGCAATGCCACGCGGGTGCATGACAAAGTGACGCCGGTTGATCAAGATGTCCTCACCGGCAAGGCTGTCACGGTCAGTCTCAGTGGGGGTGGGCGCGCCGCCGTCAGCGTAGCCGATTGCCCCGGCCCCAAACAGGTAGCTGGTGTAGACGCCCGCGTTGACCGGCATGCCGTCATCTTCAATGACGCGCTTGCCCATGTAGAACGGCAGCGTGGGCTTGCCTTCAGCGTCAAGCTGGAAGTCAATCAACTGCTGCTTGACCAGCACCGCCACCGTGGCGCTGTGCATGGCAAACGCCGTCAGGCGCTGGCTGGCGTCGCCCAGCTTGTACATGGCGTCAACAATGGTGTTGGCGCTGATGATGTTGTCAGGCGCGGCGGCGGCGCTGATGTCATGCACGTTGCCCGCCATGCTGGCGCTGGCAAAGACGCCCTGCAACGTGCTGATCAGCAGGGCCTGCCAGCGGCGCTGCCAGAAGTCACCCACCAGAGCGCCAATCTGCTCCATGGGGTCATCACCGCTCAGGGCCTCGGCCAGATCATTGACGCCCCATGCCTTGCCGCGTGCGTGCAGCACGGCAATGTCTTGGCCGGTGGTGATCTTGTCCACACCCAGCGGCACAACGTCAGACAGCACCTCTTCAGCGCCGGTCAGGTCCTTCCAGAAAGGCATGGCCACCGTGGTGCCGCCCTTCATGCCGAACACGTTCAGTTCACCGACGGTCTGGATGACGCCAGAAGTAAAGAACGCTGAAAGTTCGGCGCTCTTCTCAACAACATACGGGTTGAAGACCGACGGCACAATAACGTCGGCAATTTTGGTAGCGGCCATAGGTCAATCTCCTTGAGATGGCGCATGAGTGAACATGAACCTAACCCAGTTGATTAACCGTGGGTTGGGGCAGCCCTTGGCCCGTGCCCGTGATTACGTGGCGCAGGGGAGCCTATGGTTGGGTAGACGGGTGTGCCCGTGGTTACGCGGCAGACCTATGCCAGTGCGGTATCAATCTCATGGTTGGAGCGGCCTGCGCTCTTCATGAAACGGCGTGCCTTGTCTTTGTCAGATTTGATGATCTGGCCCTGCGCCGTGAGGTTGAAGGTTTCCTTCACCCACGGGTTGATCTCAGAGCCACGCCCATTACCCGACCCGTGGCTGCCAGACCCTTTGGCCTGCGTCACGAATGGTTTGCCATCATCTGACTTTGACCAGTTCTCCACAAAGTGATCAATGTCAACGTCACCAAGGTCAGTGCTGACCACGGCGTGCCGCTTGCCATCATCACCCTTCTGCACTTTCACGGCCCCGCGCAGAAGCGCACGGGTGGCACCCATGAACTCCTTGGCAACGCCGTGCTTGATCAGCGCCTCAGTCAGGCCGCCGTCAACCAGCGTCTCATGAATGAGGGTGTCACGTTCTGTGATTTCCGCGTCTTTGGCCTTCAGGTCATTGACCCGCTTGGCCTCAGCATCACGCAGGCGCTGCTCATAGCGCTCACGTTCTTTCTGAAGCTTGGCCTCAGCGTCTTTGTCACGGTTGGGGTCGGTCTTGAGCGTGTCAAGTTCCGCTACAATGTCAGCGTACTTGGCCGGGTCAAAATCATCAGGCAGACCCGCAGTGCGGGTCTCCAGCACCACAATCTTGTCCTGAAGGGTCTTCTTTTCCTTCTTGAGATTGTTCAGCGCAATGCTCAACGGCAAGATGCTGGTGTGGTTGTTGATGGTGTTGTCCAGATCAAGATAGAACTTGCCGTCCTTCTCAACATACTCAGCCTTGAGGGCGTCTGGCACGTCCTCAGGTTTGTCTATGACTGCACGCAACGCCAACTGATCAATCCTCCGCTGTATGCCGCGCCCGGCCGGTCTTGCGGCGGCTCACCGGCTCATCAGCCTCTGCCGCGTCTGGGTCTTCACCAGCCGCCAGTGCCGCCTCAGCGGCCTCAGCATCAGCGTCAGCCGCCTCATCAGGCTCAGCCGTGGTGGCAGGTGTTGGGGTGGGCTTCTTTTCCAGCGGCGGCCGGGGCAGACTGTTGTCTTCAACAATCTCCTCTTCATCAGACGGCGGCGGGGCTGGGGGCTTTTTCTCCAGCGGCGGCCGGGGCAGGGTATTGTCTTCCTCTACCTCAGGCGCGGGGGCCGGTGCTGATGTGTTCTCAGGGTCGCCCATACAGTATCTCCCTCAACCAAAGCAACGGGCGGAAGCATACGCTGCCTCCAGCCCTTTGCCTAGAGGGTATTTTACTTGGGCTTTTTGGTTCCGTACTGGGCAATCTTGTTGGGGTCACCCTCAGGGTCGTCATTGACCAGTTCTTCACCGGGGTCAATGGGTATGATGTTGCTCAGGCTCCAGTCACCAAAGCGCTCTTGGCCGGGGTAATAGTCTGGCGGTTCAGCCGGTTCATCATTGGGCGGCAGCGGCTTTGGCGGCGCGGGCGGGGTGTAGGTGTAGTTCCCTGTCTTGGCTGTCTTTGTTGGTGTCTTCATGGCAATACTCCTTCAACCCCGTTATATCATCCTTCAGATATTGCCGCCAGCGTGGTTCACAATCTCCAGTTCAATGATGTCATACTTGGCACCATAGAAATCCACATCACGCGTGGTGCTGATGTACTTGAAGCGCGTGCCCCGCGCCGTGATCACCTCAGCCTCATCTTCCATAGCCAAGTCCTGACTATACTTGCGGCCCACAAACGCCGCCTTGCTGCCCTTGGGTATACGCATCTTGAACAGCGTGCGGCGCTTGCCCGTTTGTGAATAGGTGCTGCCGCTGGCGTGCGTGGTGGAATAACCCTTGAAGCTATCAGACACCCGTGGGTTGAAACTCATGCTGGCATAGCCGCCGTCAACAAACTCAAACGGTGGTGGCATGTTGTTCATGTTGCCCTGCGCATCGGCCGTAGGCACCGTATCACTGCTTTCGCTGATACCACGCCACATCACCACGTCTTCTTTGGTTTCAGACATCAAGCTGTCAAGTTCCTTGACGTGGCCCTTCTGCTCACTGTTCAAATGGGCATGACCCAGCTTGGGGTTGCGCAGCTTTTCATTAGCCGCGCTGTAGCCGCCGTTGGTATACCAAGCCACGCCAGCGTACTTGCTGTTGCTGTGGTACTTCAGGCCCATGATGTTTTTGACGGCCACCATACCGCTCTGCTTGACTTGGCTGGGCAGCATGTTGCCCGGCTTGCTGCCCCACGTGGGGTCATCAGTGAACTGGGCTATGGACTTTTCTTTCACCACTTGGAAATGCGCATTCCACTTGGTCTTCTGCGCAGCGGCTGTGGCAGCCGCCTTCTTGGTGGCCTCAGCAGCGGCCTGTTGCTGTAACAGGGCCTTCTGCGCCTGCACGGCGGTCTTCTGCGCGGGCGTGACAAACTTGACGTGACCGTCAGCCACCATCTTATCAAGCACCGCCTCTTGCGTGCCCACGTTGGTGGTGGATGACATGTATTTTGTCACACTCATGCTCTGAGTGCCGCTTGATGTATTATGGATTTTCTTGAACTTGATCCACGCCTCAGAATTTGCCGGGTAGGGGTTGGCCGCCGTGATGGTGGCAACGTCATGGGTGTCCCACTCAGCCTTGGGTATCTGTGACAGCTTGGTCAGCGCAGCTGGGGAGGCCCCTTCTTTCTTCCATGCGCCGCTGGCCAGCGCATCTTCAACGGCAGTCTTTGAGGCTGTCTCAAGCTTCTTGGCCCCACCCGCTGACATCATGACCACGCCCATGCTGTTGACGATGACATCATCATCATGCAGGGCGTCAAGCGTGGGTGTAGACTTGGGCTGGGGCGGCGGGGGCTGCTTGGCCACAAATGACAGGTCACCGTTGTCAAGCTGCTCCTGAATATCATCATCAGTGTGATGCGGATACTTGGCCTTCAATTGGGCTATGGTGTATTTATTCCCAAAGTACGTCTCAACCACGTCATTGTCAGCAAACTTGCTCTTGGTCTTGACCACAAGTACGCCACTGGCGATGTTGTTGTTCAGCTTGTTGATCACATCTTCATCTGACAGGCCGTTGGCCTTCCACTTGGCCTTGTACTCAGCCGCCGTGTAGACGGTGCCGCCCATGGTCTGCACCACGGTGTCATCTTCAACGCTTTGCTTGGGCAGCGGCTTGGGCGCGGGCGCAGGCGTGGGCGTGGCGGGCTTGGGCGCGGGCGCGCCAGCCTCAGGCGGGTGCAGGTGCAGCTTGCCAGCGCTCAGGGCGCTTTGCACCTGCGCGTCAGTCATGCCGGTGATGGCCTTGTATTCAGCCACGGTGTACTTGGTGCTGCTGATCATGCTGCCGCCCTTCACGGATACCTTGTCAGTATCCATAAGTGTAACGGGCTTGGGCTTGACGGTCCACTTGCCACTGGCAAGATTGTCATCCACCACCTTCTTGAAGACAGGGTCCGGGTCACTCTTCAGCAGGCTTGCGTTGTAGGTTGCCCCGGTCTGGCTGGTGATGATGTCATTGTCATCCAGATCAGCCAGCTTGGGCTTGGGCGCGCCCGTGGCCGGGTCAACGCTGGCCGTCACCTTGGCCTGCGTGACCAAACCTTGGTCAAAGGCGGCGTCCTCAAAGTCCTGATAATTCTTGGTGCCTGCGGTGAACGGGTTCTTGCTGACCACGCCAAGGGCCTTGTCACCTGTCTGCATGTGCGCCGCCAGCTTGCCGGGGCTTAGCTTGCCGCTCTGCATGTCAGCCAGATCAGCGCCGTTGTGCACGCTGATGAAGCCCTTCTTGAGGTCGTAGAGCAACGTCTCCTGACTGGCCTTCTTGTTGCCAATGGCGGCGTGGAACTCAGCTACCGTCATCTCATCCTTGTAGTTTGAGAACAGGGCCGCAGACTTGCTGCCCGGCTTCTTGGGGTTGTGCCCGGCCAGCAGCTTGATCTTGTCGTGCGGTTGCAGGTTCTTGGTCTTGCTGGTGATGGCGTACTCGGCCGTGGTCAGCTTGGGTGGCGGCGGCGGCTCAGGCTGGGCCAGCGGCTTGGCGGGCAGCGTGGCCGGGTCGTGTATGGTGATGAAGCCCTTCTTGGTGTCATAGGTCAGGTGCTCGTTGGCCTTGGTGTTGTTGCCCACGGCGGCCTTGAACTCGGCTACCGTCATGTCATCCTTGTAATTCTCAAAGTCTGCATTGGCCTTTGACCCCGGCTTCTTGGGGTTGCTGGTCACGTGCAGCTTGATGACATCGGTGCCCTTGATGTTGCCCGTCTTGCCGGGGCCGAAAGGCTCAGCCTTGAACTCCTCAGAGCCGGGCTTGTTGACAAAGCGCCCAGTCATCTGGTCGCGCTTGTGCTTGTTCATGTCCCACTTGATCTTGACGCCGTGGGCACCCTTTGAAATCTTGGTAGCTGTCTTCAGCTTCAGCTTCAGGCCGGGCATCAGACCTCCAGTACCTTGACAGGCACCCTGTAACCAGTGGCCAAGCCAACCCAGATGCGGCTCTGGCCAGCCATCAGCCGCAGCTTGCCGTTCTTACGCAGCACTATGGGCGGCGTGGTCACGCCGTCATCGCTCAGCATGCGGTCACGCATGGCATCGGGGTCACGGTTACGCTGCTTCAGGCCCGGTGCCACGCTGGCAAAGGTGGGCAACTTCTTAGTGTTGATGCTGGTGTAGCCAAGATTATCGTATTGATCATTGGTGAGATAGGTCAGGGGCGCTTCAGCATAGCGCTTGTTGAAGTCTGCCTGATTGGTGATGCCGGTGCCACCTTGGCTGGTGACCCATGAGTGGCCGCCGTACTGGTGGTACTCTTTCTCGTACTCCCACTTCAGGCCCGCCGCGCCTTCATCAGCCACCTTGGCGGCGGGCAGATCAACCAGTTCATCAGCCTCATAGCGGTGGTTATCCGGCATCTTCTTGGGCAGCTTGATCTGCTGCGTTACAGGCGCGCCGTTGTTGCTGACCACGGTCAACTCAATGACGTTGACGTTTTCCCCAGCAACGGTCTGATTGGTGTGCGTGGTCACGTACTTGTAGCGCGTGCCGCGTGCCAGCACTATTTCAGCCTCATCCAGCAGACCCTCACGCACGTCACCCTCACGGCCAACGCTCATGGCCTTGGTGCCCTTGGGCACGCGCACCTTGAACACCACTGTCTTGCCCATGTGGCCACCGGCAAACTGGTGCGCCACCGCAGGGTTGATGCTGGTGCTGCCATAGGCCGGGTCAACGAACTCCATGGGCGGTGGCATTGTGTTGAATGTGTTGAACTCGCCATTTAGACCGGCACTCTTCATGCCGCGCCACACCACCACGTCATTGGCCGTCTCAGCCATCATGCCGTCAAGCGTCTTCACATGCTGCGCGGCCTCAGGGCTGAGCGTGCCACCCACGCGCAGGCCGCCGTTGATATCCTCATGGCCGTCATAGGTGTAGAAGCCCACGGCCTCATTGTCATCTCCGCTATGGTACTTCAGGCCGGTGGCGTCACGCACATAGCGCATCTCCTGCTTCTGCACGTCAGTCATCACAGAACTGGTGTCCCAGTTCTGGGGCGGGGCCGCCGTGGCCACAGACGCCTTGACGCTGGCCGCCTTGCCCCAGCGCCCCGTCTCGGCAGGCACGTCATGCGGCGTCTGCGGCTTGACGCTGACCTTGAGCGTCGCCAACTGGTCAGGGTCAGGCGTGATGTCTGGCAGGTGCTTGGCGGCAATGTCCAAGTCACGCTTCTTGTTGAGGACGGTATTGAGTTTGCCGGGCGGCACCAGCAGAACGGCCTCGCTCTCCCACCCGTGGTCAAGCGGCGTGCCGTCAGTGCGCTGGCCGTAGTAGTAGCGCGCCACGCCCGTGTCACCTTGGAAGTCACCGGCAAATCCGGTGATCTTCACCTTCAGGCCGCTTTCTTCAAAGGTCTCCTTGATAGCGTTGGCCTGCGGTGACAGGCCCTCATGCTTGTCTATGGTGCCCTTGGGGAAGGTGTGCTTGTAGCCGCCAAACTCATTGGTGGGCTTGACCACCCACACCCGGCCGTCAGGCTCCCTGATCAGCACGCCACTGCCCAGCTTGCCCATGGTGGGCATGGGCGGCTCATCAGGCAGGTGCATCTGGCCGTCAACGTTCTTCCAGCCCTCGGCGTCTTTGGGCGGCTGCCATGGCCGCATCTCAACGCCGTTCAGCTTGGTGTCGGCCAGCGTATCACCCTTCTTGAAGGTCAGCGTCTCAGCCGGGTCAGTGGGCTTGGGCTGCTTGGGCACAGCCGCAGGGGTCACCACCTTCAGATCGCCATTCTGCAAGCTTTGCTGAACAAAGCTGTCAGGGGTGTGCTTGCCCAGATTGGTGCCGAGGCTGGCCTTGTACTCAGCCATGGTGACCGGCTGCTTGCTGGCCCAGTGCTTGACCATGGTGTCATCACTGAGCGCCGTTGGCGCTGGCGCTGGCTTGTAGAACGTCTTGGCAGGCTCAGGCGTGCCCGTAGGCGCGTTCTGTGGCTTGGGGGCTGGCTCAGGGCCTGCTGGCGGCTTCTGCACGCTGGCGGGGCTGGCTGGGGCCGCAGCGGCCGGTTTAGGGGCCGCTTCTACCGGCTTGGGTGGTGCTGGCGGCTCAGGCGGCTCACCAGACGCCTTGATGGGCACCTCAGGCGGTGGCGGCTTCACCGCCTCAGTGGCCGCGCCCGCCTTGGCCTCAGTCTGCGCCTTGATGCTGGCCAGCCGCCCGGTGGCGGTGGCGTGGTTGATCTGCGCAACCGGGCTGGCCCCGCTGGTGCTGATGCTGGCGTAGGTGGCCTTATCGTGAAAGGTCACAAAGCCACGCTTGCGGTCCCATGCCAAATCTTCAGCGGTGCCCCCGGCCGCCTTGTATTCGGCCACGGTCATGCCGTCCTGATACTTGGCAAAGCGCTCAGCCGCCGCGCTGCCCGGCTTCTTGGGGTTGCTCTGCACGTGCAGCTTGATCAGGTCATCACCGCCCACCTTGCTGGTCTTGGCACCGGCCATCCAATCAGCCGTGGTGGCCGGGGTCACCGTGACCTTGGCGGCGGCGGTGGTGCCGTCAGCACCCGGCATCTGGCCGGGCATCTCAGCGAACTTGCCGCTCACGTCACGCTTGTGTTTGGCCTCCTGAAACTGCATGCGCGCATGGGTGGCCCCACGGCTCATGTGCAGCTTCTTGCCCAGTCTCAGCTTGGCCATGGCGGGCTAACCTCACGGTGAGGGGTTGGGCGGCGGCACGTAGAAGGCGGTGGCGCGGGCGTCCCAGATGCTGGCCAGCGCAAACTCAATGTCACCGTCTGGCACCGGCTCACCCGCCTCAAGCTTTGCGCCTATTGACGGGTTGGTGGCCACGTGCTGCGCCAGCAACGCCGCATTGTCATCGCCCCTGAACACCCGGTTGGCATAGTCAACCCGCTCAGTGTGGTTGGGCGCGCTGCCGTCTTCAGACGCCACGTTCTGCGCCGTCTTCAGCGCAAGGAAACTGACCCGCGTGTAGAAGTCAGGGTCAGAGGCGGCCTGTACAACTTCCAATGAAGGCATGGTTATTTATCCTCTGTCTACAGTTTCACCTGTCAGAACATCTTTGATCCACGGCCCCCTCACCAACATGGTCTTGGGCGCGTTCTTGACGTTCTCGGCGTGCGTTGGTTTCGGTGGCGGCGGTGTGGGCTGGGCGGTATCTTGGTGGTGCTGTTGGCCGGGTAAAGCCAGTTGTCCTCATCCATGGGGTCAGGGTCAGCCGCAGAACTGGCGTTGAGATAGACGCCCGTGTCACGGTGATAGTGGTATACGATGGGTGGGTTGGCCATGGGGTCCTCAGCAATACTTGATGCATGCCAGTAGTGCAACGTTGCGCGGCCGGGTTTCAGTGACGGCACCCGTGTTGGCACCCACGGTGCCTGCCGGGGTGCCCGCACTCACCGCTGTGATGTCGATTGTATGCACGTGGTTGGCGCTGATGCCGCCAGAGGTGCCCGCCACCGCCACCGTGTGGGTGTGCGCCGCGCCGCTGGCTGATGTCAGCGGGTTGTCACTATAAAGGACGCCGCTACCCATGCCAAAGCCGTTGGCGACGGTGGTGTTAGGAATGCGGCCCGTCATGGTGTGCTGGTGGTTGGCGCTGGCGTTGCCGGTGGCGCTTGAGTTGTCGGCAAAGCTGTGGGTGTGGCCAACGCTGTTGGCACCCACCGTCAGGCCGTGGTCATGGGTGGCCATGGCGCTGCCGGTGAACGGGTGGGTGTGCGTCTCAATGCCGTCAAGCTGTAGGGAGCCGAACACGCGTGACGCGTCAATGCCTCTGGCGTTATCCCAACCACGCGGGAACTCACCCCTCAGGTCAGGTATGCCAAAGGTGGTGGTGCCGTCACCCGCGCCAAAGACGGTGCCTATGGCCGCAAACAGAATGGCGTAGGTGGTGCGGTTGAGCAAAGCGCCATTGGCCGCAATCCACCCCGTGGGGGCGGTGCTGCGCGCAAAGAAGCCTATCAGGCCGGGCGGCGCGGTGTAGGTGGCAAACGCCGTGGTGGCTAGGGTGTTGTCGTTGCTGGTCACCGCAGGCGTAGGCGCGGTGGGCACGCCCGTGAAGGCCGGGCTGGCCAGCGGGGCCTTCAGCACATCCACAGCGGTGACAAAGGCCGTGTTGGCCGCGTAGCCTGTGGCGTCACCGGCCGGGCGGGTGGGGATGATAGCGCCCGGCATGGTGACCACGCCCGTGCTGCGCGCAATGCTCAGGGCGTTGGCTACGACGGCGGTGCCTGCATCGTCATAAGCTTGCAGCACAAAGTTTGAGCCAGCGTTGCTGCCAGCCTCAGCGGTGGCCTCACCCAAGATCATGCGCCAGCGCACTTTGCCTGCGTACCGCCCGTCTATGTAGCTATACGCACCAACAATGCCCTTATCCAATACCAGATAAGAATGGCTGTCAGCGCTGCTACAGGAGACCCCGGCCATGCCGTTGGCGGGGTCTATGGTGAGGTTGCCGGTCAGCGTGCCGCCCGTCAGCGGCAGCTTGGTGGCGTCAAGGTTCAACCTGTTCCACGGTGACCAGACGCCGCCGTACAGGCCGCGCACGTAGATGCCCAGACTGATGGTGGCTTGCGTGCTGTAGGGGTATGCCACCTGCGTCAGCGCGCCTGCCGCATAGACCAGCGTCTGGACGTAGAAGTAATTGCCACTCACCGGCAGGTGGGCGTTGGCGCTGCCCAGCAGCTTGTCAAACCAGCCTGCGGTCTGGATGGTATCCAGATCAGTGCTGCCGTCAGCAGCCCCCACCATCAGCGGCAGATCACCGGCCAAGGCCATGGCGGCCTGCACAAACGCCGTGGTGGCCAGTTGCGTGGTGTTGGTGGCCAGCGCCGCCGTGGGCGCTGTGGGCACGCCCGTGAGCGCCGGGTTGGCCAGCGGGGCCTTCAGCGCCAGATCACTGACCAGATTGGTGACATCCGCCTGCGCATGGCCGTGCACGGTGGGGGCTTTGCCCGCCAGATCACTGACCAGATTGGTGACATCCGCCTGCGGGTGCGTGTGAAACGCATTGGCCTTGGTGGCCAGATCACCCGTATCTACGAACGGCCCCTTGGTGACGCCAATGGCGCGCCCGTAGAAACCCCCGGTGGTCGCCCAGAAATCACCAGTGACAGGCGCGGTGGGCGCAACGCCGGGTATCAGGTTCAAGCCCGCTTCAGTGGCGCTGCTGGCCTTGGTGTTGAGCCTGCCGGTCAGGGTGCCGCCCGTCAGCGGCAGGTACAGCGCCACCAGCGCGTCTACGGCGGCCTTGGTGTAGCCCAGCACCCACGCGCCCAGCGTGCGCACATAGTTCTGGCCGTCAGCAACTTCCTTCACAGGCACGGCAGCAATGGCACGGGCATCGGTAAAGTATTTGTTGATGCTGCCCTCAGGCACCGCATCTGTGCTGCCCGGTGAAGGGCTGATTTCAACGTAAGCGGTGCCTGACCAGCGGTAGGTCTTGTTGGTATCCAGCGTCACGTAGATAACGCCCGCCGCGCCCGTGGCGGGCAGCGCCGCAAAGCTGGCCGCCTCAATCACGTCATCCACATAGGCGGGCAGATAACCGGCAGGCACCTTGGCGCTGCCGTCAAGCGGCGCGTAGCCGTTGGCTACGCCCCTGTTGGCAGTATTCTCCTTTGTATTCAGCGCGGTCTGGGTGGCTGTGCTGATGGGCTTGTTGGCGTCACTGGTATCGTCAGCATTGCCAAGACCAACGGCGGCCTTGTCCAAGGTCAGCCAAGACTTGAGTCCTGACCAATACTGGGTGGCGGTGCCCGCCGCTATGACAGGCTCCTTGCCGCTCATCAGCGCCGCAATGGCCGCGTCTTGCGCCGCCTGATCCTCAACCAAGCCCGCAATATCTGTCTGCGCGTGCGCATGCTCAGCGGGCGGGAACTCACTGGGCACATTGGTCAGGTCATCGTAATCGGTGGTGCCTACAGGCCCCACAGGCCCCTGCACGCCGGTAGGCCCCTGCGGCCCCTGTGAGCCGGGCGGGCCTTGCTCACCATTTGAACCGGGCGCGCCCTGCGGCCCGGCCGCGCCGTCAACACCGGCAGGCCCCTGCGCGCCTTGGTCACCCTGCAAGCCCTGATTGCCCTGAATGCCTTGCGGGCCGGGGTTGCCCTGCGGCCCGGCATTGCCCTGCGGCCCCATGGGACCAACCGGCCCCTGAATGATGCCCACGTTGATCCACGCCCCGCCCGTCCACACCCACGTGTAGCCGGTGTCAAGCGTGACATAGCCGTCATTGGCTGCGGCCCCTGCGGGCAGCATGCTGGCGTTGGGCACGGTGCCCTTGAAGTTGACGCCCAGACCAGACGCGCCCTGCGGGCCGATAGGCCCCTGATAGCCCACCTCACCCTGTTCACCCGGAGGCCCCTGCGGCCCCTCATGGCCGGTAGGCCCAGCAGGCCCAGCCGGGCCAAGCGGCCCCTCAAGGCCGGTCTGGCCAGTGTTGCCCTGCGCGCCGGTAGGTCCGGGGGGACCGCTCAGGTCACCGCAGTCAACCCACTCATAGCCGTTCCACACCCACAGGTGGTCAGTGTCATCAGTGACCCAGCCATCGTAGGGGTTGGGCGCGGGCGCTACCGGCAGCGCGTCATAGGTGGGCACGCTGCCCTTGATGATGAACCCGGTGCCCGGCAGGCCCTGCAAGCCCTGCGGGCCGGGTATGCCCTGCGGCCCCTGCGGCCCAACAGGCCCGCCTATGTCACCAATTTCCACATAGATGGCCGGGGGCTGCACAATCTCCACCAGCGGCCCCGGCTGCACCGTGATGTCAACGGTGGTGGCGGTACTTTCAATCACCACCAAATCGGTAATGATCTTGTTCATCTGCGCGGTGCCCTCACCAACTGGGGCTGCATCACCTTCACCGTGCCGCCGCTGCGCGCTGCGCCGGGGTCAACAGCGTCAGTGACATCCTGCGTGACCTTGACCTTGCCTGACAGCAACGTGTTCACGCTACCGTCTGGAAAGGTTATCTGAATATCCCACACCATGTCAGAGGCAATGGGCAGCGTGTCACTCAGGCTGGCCGGTAGAATGGCCTCAATGATGTTGGGCAGGCTCACCTCACAGTCTAGGGGAAAGATGGCCAGCCCGGCAGGCTTGTCACGGATTTCAGCCTTGACCACCGCGCCCGTCAGGTCAAGCGCCTGCGTCTTGGCCTCATCAATCCACAGCTTGAACTGCCAGTGATAGCTGTCACCGTGGTAGATTTCCAGCGGGTAGTCACCGGGCATGCTCATGGCTGCACTCCCCCTTCAGGCTCAGGCTCAGGCTCAGGCGGCGTAATCTCTTCAGGCGCAAACAGTTCATCAATCTCAGCTTGGCTTACCGGGCCGTACTCATCTGTGCCGGTGCCCTCTGACAGGTCCACAGCCAACGGCACTTCAGTTCCCCCGCTAGTTGCCACATCACCTTCGGGTACTGCCGCAGATTCCTCTTCAGCCACCAACTCTTGCTCCTCCTCTGCGGTTCGCTCCTCCGATGCAATGCGGCCACGCTGAAGATTGTTGTACAGGGTTTCATAGCTGATGACCTTGTTCATCCACAGTTCTGTCATCTTGTTGGCCTCTTCAGCGGTCATGTCACTGTCAAGGAAGCCAAGGTTGGGTTTTACTATTACCTCTTCCGGGTCTTCACCCACCAAGAGCGCGCAGTAGCGCAGCGCCTTCTCAAGCGCCGCCGCTGATGTCTGCGCCACGCTGATAAGGGTGGCGCTGCCAGCCCGCGCCCGTATGCGCAGGGCCTCACCGCTTTCAGCCGCCTTCTTGTCACCCACCGCAAACATGCGGCTGCCTGCCTCAGCGGCATTGGCCCGCTCATCCTCAATGGCTGTCTTGTGGGCGGCAATGCCGCTGCCGCTGGGGCCTACGTACTTGGCATCGCCGCCCTCAGGTATGGCTATACCCACGCCAGCGCCCACGTAGTCAGGCACGTCAGCTTTATCCAGCCCAATATAGAACAAGGTCTCCTGCCCGCTCATGAAAAGCTGGTGTCGGTAGTCTGCGTCAAGCCGGTAGATGGCGCTGGCGCTGCGCACCACGCCTATGAGCGGTATCTGGTCAGGGGGCAGGCTCAGGTCGCGGCTGCCAGCAATCACCAGCGGTATCTCACCCAACTGGTCACCGCCCCGCGCCTGCGGCACCACCACGCTGGTGGCAACGCCCTCAGCCACGTCTTGGTCAGTGGTGTCATCATTTTCAGTCAGCGGCGTGCCGTCTTCAGCCAGCACCTGCACCTGATAGGTATCATCCACCAGTTCAAGCACCCGGTAGCGTTGCTTGCCTTCCCAAGAATAGCCGTTGCGTACTCGGTAATCTTCTTCCAGCACAAAGAAGTTCCGGCTTTCAGACCAGTTGATCAGGCTTTCTGCCCGGTAGAAGGCAATCCACGGCAGTTCACCGCCCTCAGGCGGCAGGTCAACCAGCAGCGCCACCCGGCCCACCGTCAAAATCTCCTCAGTGATCTTGCGGTGCAGCGCCTCAAGCGTCAGGCCGTCAGGCGTGGCGTTTTCCCACATGTCAGCCAGCGCGGTGCCCTCATCAAGGCCCTCAATCTGCGCCTCTGACTGGTGGATGATGCCCAGCATGCCCTGAATGGTGGGTGCCACCATGTCAGGGAACTGCGCCCGCTTCTTGTAGGCGTCATACATGACCTGCGGCGCGGTGCTACCCTTGAAGCCGCTGGGCATGGGCAGGTAGGCCTCGCCCCTGCTCTTGATGGTAGTGGCCCCGGCCACCGTGTCACGGCATTCTTGCCAGTCCTCCCAGATCATGGCCAGATCAGGGTGCTTTTCCTTGACGTTGCCCTTGATAGGCTCCGGCTCAGGCTTGACCACCTTCAGCGTTGACTTGGCCATCAGTGGTGCCCTCCGCGCAGCGCCACGGTGCCGCCTCTGGCGCTCTTGCCAAACATCAGGTCAGTGATGGCCCACACCGCCGCGTCAAGCCTGTCAGGACTGCCCGCACCCTCATAGCCGCGCTGGGTCATGTAGATCATCTGGTCCTCTAGCTTGCTCAGGGGCTTGCCATAGACGTGGCGCACGCGGCCCTGTTCATACAACGCCGCAATGGGTTCTGCACGCACTGCCTTGCCCCGGCTTGCATGCACGGCGCGGTACGGCACCCTGCGGTCAACAGTGCGGATGGTATGCTCAACCATGGCCCCGCCAAAGTTGGCCTCACCCACGATCATGTCTGCCTCATGGTTCTTGTAGGTCTGCACCACGCGGCGCGCCCAGTCAGCAGGCCCCCAGTTCACCGTGGCGTCATCCAGCACGTAGATCATGCCGTCATCACCAAGGCCCGCCGCCACAATGCCGATGTCATCACCGGCCTCATCCTCATGGTCACCACCGCGCACCTCAGTGCGGCGCATGCTGATTTCACCTGACGTACCAGACGGGTCAACGCCCACCGTCACCCGCACCATGTCTGGCAGGTCCTCGCCCTTGCGCATGCCCGCCCCGTTGGGGTTGGTGGCGCTGCGCGTCTCAAGCATGCGGCGGGTCCAGAGCGCGCCCGGCACGTCATCAAGCACCTCAGCGTGCAGTTCCTGCCTGCCCAGCCGCGTGCCCTCATAGCGCGTCTCCATCTTTTTGATGAAGGCCGGGCTTAGGTTCTCATAGTTTTCGTAGGTGCTGCCCCGCGTGATGTAGGTGTCGGGGGCCTCAAGCAGTTCCTTGATCAGGGGTATGGGGCGCGGGGTCGTGGTGACAAGCTGCTTGGGGTTATCACCCACCCGCAGGCCAAATTGCAGCATGTCCCACGTTTCTTGGGCATAGCGCCACTTGGCCAACTCATCTGACCAAGCGGCCTCATGCTCAGGCCCGCGCAACTGCTCAGGGTCATCCGCGCTATAGGTGTGCGCCGTGGCCCCGTTGGGCCACTCCAGACGCCGCAGGCTGGGCTTGTAGATGGGCCTGAACTCAGGTGGGTGGCACTTCAGTATGCCGCCAGCGCTCTGCACCATGACATCACGGGCATCGGCGGCTGTCTCAGCCACCAGCGCCATGTGCCCGCAGCGACCACGCGCCATGGGCGTAGGCCCACACATCATGGCCCGCACCCACTCACTGCCCATGCGTGTCTTGCCGTAGCCCCGGCCCGCCAGCGCGGCCCAGACGGCCCAGTCACCGGGCGGCTCCTGCTGACTTGGGCGGCCCCAAAAGGACCAATCATACAGCAGATAGTCAGCCTCTTCAGGTGAAAGGCCCATAAAAAAGATTTCCCGCTCATGAGCGGGCATTTCAGCAAGCAACGACGCCACGGCTACGTTGGCGTTCAAAGTATATGATCCTTTACCCCCTCAGAAAGGTAAATGATGATAATAACAGCCACCCCCGCGTCAACCTCTGGATAGGAGTACAATGCCACGGGGGCGGCTGGAGGCTGTTAAGCCTCTGGGCCATTACAGCCCTGCGCACAAGCTACATTCCAACGCGCCTGATTGCAACTGACGTGTGATCATTTACGTTACGTAGCCCGGTGGGTCGCTTTACATTTATGCAAACGGGAGGTTATTACTCTGACTTGAAGGAGTATACTTACCGTGCGCAAGAAACTCTCGCTGATGCTATACCGCATGCCAGACCAGCCCGGCACCACCCCAACCGGGGAGGCCACATTGCTGGTCAGCTTTGTGCTGGTGCTGGATGGTGGCAACGGCCCCGTGCCGCTCATCAAAAGCACAGAGGCGCGGCCCTACACGCCATGGTCACCTGATGACGTGGCGTGCCCCGATGACGTGAACAGCCTTGTGCTGTCACTGGAGAAAGCCTTGGGCATCTACTGCGGCTGGGCTGATATCAGGGAGGCGCGCAAGCGCACCCGCATCAAGGTGCCCGGCCTCAACCTGCGCCACTGATGGGTGCCCGGCCTTGCAGCCGGGCTGGGCCAGAAGCTTGCCTTTAGCGCCATCACCCACAGGGCTTGCTCATTCGCTGTTGCCTGAACCAGCCTCAGGGTGATCTGGTGTAGACCGCTGCCGCACCCAGCGCACCTCAATGCGGCAATGGTCTAGGTCTGCACGTTCCTTATTCACCGCAATCAGGTTGTTGCACAAGTCACCGATTGTCTCAGGCCCCGACCATGGCCGCTCAAGGCAACCCAGCAGCCTGCCCTTGGGCGTGAGAATGGCCACCTTGACCACGTAGACCGGCTGCGGCGGCTGTGCTGGCGGCTCAGGCGCTGCATCAACCGCCCGCAGGTTCACCAAGTTCACCAAGCGCCCACCACCGTGAACGCCTGCGCCGTCGGTATGGTGACGCCCGGTATGGAACCCGTGCCAAGGTTCTTGCAGGTGATGCTCAGCCCGGCAATGGCCGTGATCTCATACTTGCCGCCTGAGCCGATTGTCACGTTCTGACCCACCACCAGCCCGGCCGCGCTGGTCACCAGAACAGGCACCGTGGCCCCTATGGCAGGCTGCACAAAGCTGGCCGTGGTGGTTGTGGGCGCAATGGTGCCCGGCCGCACCACGCCATAGTCAGACTGGCACCACGCCAGCGCCGCCGCCTTGGTGGGGTGATCTGCCTGCTTGGCGCTCATGCCGGTGTACCGGCTGCTGTTCATGCGGTAGGCGCGGTAGACATTGCCGATGCGCTTGATGCCGTAGGCGTGCTTGCCCTTGCCGTGGTAGACCGGCTCAAAGCGCTGGATGGCGCGGTTGGTGGTGCGCAGGGTGACTGGCATTAGCTGGCTTCCTCTGTCTTGCGTTTACGGGCATTCATGCGGTCAACCATCTGATTGACCTTGGCCCTGACGCTGGCCGCCGCGTCAGTCTTGGGCTGGTCTGGCTCAGGCGCTGGCATGTTGAACACCATGGCCTTTGGCCCGTAGCGGGCGGGGTCAGTCTTTTCCACGTAGGCTTTGCCTGCCTGCATGCGCACGTTGGCATCCCACGTACCGGCCTTGCCGTCTTCCAGCATGCCGTCAACCAGCAACTCAGTCTGAATGGCCTTGGCCCTGCGGTAGCGGGCGTTGATGTCAGGCTCTTGCTCAAGCCACAACAGGAACGTGCCGGGTAGCGGGTAATCACGATTATTGCTGCAAACCGCGTTGAGCGTTTCACCGTTCATGATGCGCTCAATGATGGCCAGCGCTATGCCGGGATCAAAGTCCTTGGGCCTGTGCATGTAATCATCATCACCCCACCGGGGCTGGTAGATCATCACTTGCGGTGGGCGGCGCGGCATGGCGGCAGCATAGGCGCAGAGCCGGGGTCTTGGCAACAGCGGACTTTAGCCTCAACCGGGGGATACCAACCCCCTATAATGCGTATGTGTGTGAAGTGTGAAGTGAATGTGAAAAACCTAACCCCTGCGCCCGCATGATTATTTATGTCCTTGTTCACACTGTTCACACTGTTTACACTGAAATGAAAATTTTTGTGCTCTGACAAAAAGGCTTCTCACGTATACGCATTATAGTGTTACAATTCGGTTTGAGGCCCCTTGACCTGCATATCCCTTTGAGCTAAAAGCGACCTTCATTGGGGGTGCCCCCGGCAGCCCGCAACACCAACCAACACAAGGTCTGAACCAATGAAAACCGCTTTTACCACCTACGCTGAACGTGCCACCACCAACGGCCACCATGATCTGGCCAAGCGTCTGCTCAGTGAGCAGCAGGCTTGCAGCTACCTTGTGGTTGAATGCCTGCGCCGCAACCTCAACGTCAGCGTGCATGACGGTGGTGAGTGGTGCCTGAAGGGCAGCCAAGACCGCCACGCCATCATGTGCGCGCTGGCCAGCACTGACCAAGACACCCTGCGCGCCCGCACCGCTGACGGCACCGCCAGCGCCAGCTTCATGCTGGTCTACGGCAATGACGGCTATGACGTGATTGCGGATTACACTGACAACGCTCTGGCCAACAGCATCTATGATGCCATCAAGCCCAAGCTTGACGTGCTTGAGGCCCGCTGCGCATAAACTCGCTTTACACCGGCACGATAGTCGTGCTAGAACACTGAGGCGCGGCCACCCGGCTGCGCCTTTTTCAACCTCTGGAGAACTGATATGGCCTTCAAGACCCCTATTGCCCGCATACGCGTGCTGGTGCCCAACCCCAAGAAGGTGGGCAGCAAGGCATGGCACCGCTTCAACCTCTACAAAGACGGCATGACGCCGGGCGAATACCTGCGTGCCGGTGGCACGCGTGAAGACCTGCACTGGGACGAAAAGCGCGGCTTCATCGCCATACCGGCCGGTGAAAGCAGCTTCAGCGCCGCCACCGCCGCAGCGCCCACCGCCAACCGCAGCGCCGCCGTCAACCGCATCAGGGCCTTGCTCAACAAGACCATTGAGAACGGCTGTACCGAAGAGGAGGCCATGGCCGCCGCTGCCAAGGCCGGTGAACTCATGGACAAGTACGGCATTGAGCAGTCTGAAACCCAGATCAAGGCCGAACAGTGTGAAAGCGGCATTCACGGCGCGCACCGCGCCCGGCCGCACCCCAGCCAGTGGTGCGCCAAGGCCATTGCCGATTACTGCGCCTGCATTGTCTACCACAAGACCGGCACAGGGCAGATCATCTTCTTCGGCCTCCCGGCTGACGTTGAAGTGGCCACCTACCTGATGCGGGTCATTGAGGGCGCGGCTGACCGTGGCTATGACGCCTTCAAGGCCACCCGTGCCGTCAACCACCGCCGCACCCGCAATGACTTCATGCTGGCCTACACGGCGCGTGTCAGCGCCCGTATCAGGGAAATGCTGAAGGCGCGGCATACGGAAACGCTGGTCACCACCACCGGCCAGAGCCTGATGGTGGTCAAGAACGCCGTGGTGGCTGAGCAGTGGGGTGACCACAAGCTGCGCAAGGCCAAGACCACCACCGTGGCCACCAGCGGCAGCCTGAGCGCCCGTGAGGCGGGCATGGCGGCGGGCAACAAGGTGCACCTTGGCACCGCCGTGGGCACCAGCGCCACCAAGCTGCGGCTGTCATGACGTGGGTCATCGTCATTCTCACCATCTGTGGCAATGGCGGTGAGTGCGTGGGTGAGCGGGCCAGTGACCGCTCATTCACCACCTACCACGCCTGCCAGCGCGCCGCCGCCAAGCTTGAGAACACCCAAGACTGGGCGCTGGTCTGCGTGCCCCAGAAATGACTTGCGCCGGGGCAAATCCCGGTACAAGCTTGCAACCGTTGGATAGGAGAACCGATATGATTGAAGCTGCCGCATTTGCGCGCCTGTGCGCCACTGACCAACAGGCCGTCTGCAAGACCCTGAGCCTGCCGCTGCCCACGCCTGACGTGCCGCTTGACCTGATACTCATTCAGCACAAGCTGCCGCCGCAGGCCGCCCTGTCACGGCTTGAGCGCAGTACCGATCTGCGCACCATGATAGCCACGGCGTGCCTGAAGGGCATATTGACCAAGTGCCCTGACAGCGCCCAGTTGAAGCCCAAGCCCTACCCCAAGGTGCAGCCCAAGCCAGCCCAGCCCAGCCCACGCAGCCCCGTTGCACGGGCCGCCAAGGCCGCCCGCGTGCTGGTCAGCCACGTGCCCAACCCCAAGCAGAAGGGCAGCAAGGCGTATGGCCGCTACGCGCTCTACCAAGACGGCCTTACCGAAGCTGAGTTGCTGGCCCGTGGCATTACCCGTGAGGACCTGCGTTGGGACGCCGCACGCCAGTACCTGACATGGCGTGACGCATAGGCTATGCTGCCGCATGGCCGCCACCTTCACGCATGACCCTGCCCGCCTTCACCCGCCACAGAGCGCGCCCCTGATGACGCGTGACGTTCAACCGCCTGCGGTAAGCCCAAGGGCGGCTGAGCCGTCAGGCCCCCGCACCCAGCAGACCTATCAGGTTGACCCGGCGCTGGTCAGCATGGCGCTGGGCGCGGTGGGTGAGGCCCACCGCATTGTCTACGTCAACGTCAACGACCGGCTGAAGCGCGGCCAAGGCCACATGCGCGCCCTGCTGGCCGTGGTGACGGCTGATCTTGACGCTGACGGCATGGAATGCACCACCATCATCCGCAACTATGAGCCTGATTGTGACCCGCAGCGGCTGACCGGCCTGTTTGAAGACTTTGGCTTTGTTGTGGAAGCTACTGACCCCGAGATTGAACTGCGCCGGGTGCCGGTGGCCAAGGTCGCTTTACAAGCCCCCACAGAGGATGCTATGGTGCCCCTGTCAACTGGATAGGAGTACCTGATGTCTACCGTAGAAGTCTACCACGGCCCCGTGCACGTGGCCTCTGTTGAAACCCCCTACGCCACCCCCGAAGACGCGCTTGAGTTTGCATGGCGCTGCACCCAGAACATCAGCGGTTCTTGGTCACGGCCGGGCAACCCTGACTGGCATGACGCCGTGACCGTGCGCGCCCCGCTGCCGGTCATTGAAGGCAAGGAATACGGCCTGCGCTCCAGCATGATGGGCGACCGCTTCATCTTTGAGGGCGTCACCTACAGCGTGGCCATGTGCGGCTTTGAGGAGCAGAAGGTGGTGGCGGCATGACCGCCGCCATCTACCCCACGCAGGCCAGCGCCACCGCCGCCGCGCTGCGGCTGGGCCTGCCCAACACCATACCCAGCGCCGCCAAGCTTGAAGGCGGCTGGGTGGCCGTGGTCAAGCTGCGCCCTGACCAGATGTGGATGACACCCACCGTGCTGACCAACGGCTGTTGCGTGGGTGAGGCACCATGACCCGCGCCCTTGACCACCACGAATGGTTTGACCTGCTTGACGGGGCCAAGAATGACCTGCCCGTCATTCACACCCTGCTGAGCAACCTGCACGGCTACAAGACCCAAGGTTATGACCCCGCTGACCTGAATGCGGATGTCAAGCAGATAGTGCACCTGATGCTGGCCCTGCGCCTGCACCAGATGAAGGTGCTGCGTAAGCGCGCAGATGAAAAGGCGCTCGCTTTCAAAGATACTTAGGGGATGCTATAACAAGGGCATGAATGAGAACATGCCCTTGTTGCCCCAGCGTGAAGCCGCTGAGGTTGTCAGCCTGCTGTTTCAGCACCTGCCCGATTGGCCAATCAAGAGCGCTGAGGCGTTCCGCAACGCCGTGCTTGGTGGTGCCATGCTGGCCATCAACCCCCTGCTTGCCATCACTGAAGAGCGTGACGTGACCTACCTGCGCAACGCCATCAAAGACGTGGTGGCTTCTGGCCGCATGATTGACTTTGGCTTCATCCCCAACGCGGTGATCAAGCGTGAAAGCATTGCCAGCCGCCACATGTATGAGGCTGGCGAACTGCCGCACCCGTTTGAAAGCTGGCTGGGCGTCACCAGTTGGGAGGGTGGCTTCAACGGCTACCTTGTGGCCCCGCACCCCAACCGCCCTGAAGACACGCTGGTTGTGGAACTGTACGGCGTCAGCATTGCTGAACCCAAGCTGGGTGATGCCGTGCTGATCTACGATATGGTCAGCATCAACGCCAAGCCCGGCAACACGCTGGTCAGCCCGGCCCACATGCGCTACCCCGCTGGCCACGTTGAGAGTGAACTGGAACAGCGCAACCGTGGCAGCAACAGCCTTGACCCGCTGGTCACCATGCTGCGGCTGCTTGCGGATGCCGCCATACCCATCACCCACGTGGCCGCCCCGGCCAAGCTGAACGCCGCCCGCGCCAAGAAGGGCAGGCACCTGATACCCAGCCACAACGTGGTGCAGACCAGAGATTACGTCAGCGCCTTTCAGAGCCGCGCCTACGTCAAGGCCGCCGCCAGAGGCGGCACGCACGCCAGCCCGGTGGCCCACTGGCGGCGCGGCCACATGCGCCACCTCAGCAACGGCAAGCTGGTGCCGGTCAAGGCCAGCAAGGTCAACTGGCGCACCGAGGAAGAACTGCACCGTCTGTTTTACAAACTCTGAGGATGATACTGTGAACTTACACCCTGTTGTGGAATGTATACTGTGGGGCGCGGCCATAGGTGCCATGCTCATGCTGATCATGTGGAAGGCATACCAATGACAACACCCACCCGCACGCCCCTTGAGCGGCAGCACGCCGCCGCCTGCGTCTACGCCAAGCTGGCCATGGCCGAGCATGGCAAGATCACCAACCCGGTGATGCTGCTGCCTGACGGTGATGACTTGGTGCCGTGGCCAGCGCCAGCGTGGCGCAACAACACCGAAAAGATGTTCTGGGTGGCTGTCATCAAGGAAGTGTTCAGGGGCAACTCTATCAACAGCTACAGCTACGTCAGTGAGGCGTGGGTGGCGCGCATCAACCCGCGCCTTCAGCCTGAGATGCTGAAGGTGCCCGTGCGCGAACACAGCCAGCGCCAAGACGTGCTGATGATCATCAGCCGCAACCGTGACGGTGAAGCTCTCAGCACCACCTACCCGGTCATCTACGGTGCTGCCGGGGAGTCCCCGGTTCTGGGGGCGGCTGAGCATCTTGACGCCAGCCGTGACAGCGGCCTGATGGCCAATTTCTTTGAGGCGGCGTGACATGACCCGTGCTGATATGAGCGCAATCATTGAGACGGCATTGCGCGGCTACGGCTGGACGCAGGTGCGGCGCATATCCCTGCCTGACTTCATAGCCAATGCCATTGCTGACAGTGAGCCGGTGGTTGATGAAATCAGGCGGCTGCGCAGCAAGCTGAAACAGGCTGAGGCTGAGATTGACGGGCTGCGCCGTATCGAGCAGGCGAATACCGAAAATCTGGCCCATCTGCGCAGCAAGTTGGCTGAAGCCGATGCTGAGGTGGCCCGGCTGAACGCCAACGCGGATGCCGAAAAGAACTACCGTGACAAGCTTGACGCTGAGATTGTGCGCACAACCAAGCTGCTGGGTGAAGCCCGCGCCGTGGCCCCGCACTTCTACGCGCCCAGCGCCCAGCACATGGGTGACTGCGCCGTCTGCGGCAACACGGCCAACGCGCCGCAGCATGACGTTGGCCAGTGGCGGGTGCGCGCCATCAAGGCTGAGGATGAATTTGCCGCGCTCAAGGCCAAGGTGGCCCGCACGCTGACCGCCGTCAGAAACGCCACGCTGGAGTAAGAAAGTCGCTTTACAAGCAGGCGACCCTGAGGTAAAAGGACCGGGCAACCAACCTGTGAGAGAAGGGGGAGACCCTATGATGAAGCTGCCCAACCGCCTGAACCTGAACTACCTCAAGACCCTGACGCCAAAGCGCCTGCGCATGATGCTGACGCTGCTGGTTGACCGGCCCAATGGTGACGGCATGAATGCCGCCATGGTGCGCGGCATCAAGGCCGAACTCAAGAGCCGGGGGCTGTGATGACCATGTACGGCGTCTACCGTGTGCTGCGTAGCGGTGATCACCGCTACGTCAGCCGCTCTGCGACCCACAGCCAGAAGCTGGCTGAGGAGATTGCGCGTGACCTGACCAGCGGTGAGGTGGTGATGCCTGACGGCAGCACCAAGCGTGTGCCTGCCCACCCACACGTGGCCAAGGAGTTGCCGTGATGGCCAGCCGCATGCAGACACTGATGCAGGTGGCGCTTGAACTGGCTGACGCCGTGGCGTTTGACATGCACGGTGAACTGATCGGCGGCAGGCTGGTGGGCGGCAATGGCGGCCTGCTGTCTGACAAGACGCTGGCCAAGGCTGATGAAGTGCGCCGGGCGGTAGACGCCGTGCGCACGGTGAGGCGCGTATGACCATCAAGGTGGATGACGCCAAGCAGCGCGCCGCTAATGCCGAACGCGCCAAGCACGCCCTTGCCGCCACGCTGGCCGCTGCCCGCAAGAAGACCAACGTCAGCCTGCCGCCCATCACCATGTGGCTCAGGTTTCTTGAGGAGCGTGACCGTGGGCAAGCGTGACGCCCAAATAGTGGCCAGCCTGATCTACCCGCCCATACCCATACGCCAGTTTGACTGGATGGCCTGCCGTGACGGGTATGAGGAAGACGGCAACTATGGCTACGGTGAAACCAAGGAAAAGGCCATAGCGGACCTGCTGGCCATTGAGAGTGATGAAGATGACAACGCCTGAATTTCTGTACCACGGCACCGCCGCCGCCTGCCTGCCCCTTATCAGGGAACAGGGCCTGAAGCCGCGTGGCAAGCGCAAGGGCAACTGGTCACACAGCGTTGAAAGCTGCCCCACTGCCGTCTACCTGACTGATGCCTACGCCCTGCACTATGCCGCCAGCGCCGCCAAGCCCCATGAGCAACTGGCGGTGCTTGAGATTGACGTGGGCCTGCTGGCCCCGTGGTGGCTGGCACCGGATGAGGATTGGCTTGAGCAGACCAGCCGCAAGCAAGAGGGGCACGCCCCGCTTGACGGCAGCATGCACGCCCGCACGCGCTGGTACAGACGGCGGCTGATGAACTACGCGGGCCACTGGCAGAACAGCCTGAGCGGCCTTGGCAACTGCACCTACCACGGCACCATACCGCCCATGGCCATCAAGCGCGTGGCCATGGTTGACCGGCAGACCAACGCCGCGCTGGTCATGGCGGCCGGGCTTGACCCCATCATCAACCTGATCAACTACCGCCTCTGCGGCCCCAAATACCGCAACGGGATGCGCAAGCTGTTCGGCGGGGCCGCCACAGAACATGACGATCTGGAGAGCCGCATGCGCAACCCTGAGCATGAGGCTGCCCGCGCCGCCTATCTGGCAGAAATATGGAGCCGGGTGCAGATTTCTCCTTTACAGCCGTAAGCGATCAGGCGTATAGGGATTGCCAAGGCGCTTTTGCCTCTGGAGCCACCACGCCATGTCTACCCGCAAGACCCACCTGCGCGCCAACAAGGGCCTCAACGGCCAGCGCATCATGGCGCGCTGCGCCGTGCAGCCTGCCGGTAAGGGCATGGTGCGCAGCAACAGCCGCGCCACCTACCGCTTCATGGCCAGTGAGATCGTTGATTGGGCCACGTTCAAGGCCACCGCCGCCGCTGACCGCTGCGCCCACTGCGTTGACACGGGCCTGATTGCCTACAACCGCCAGCGCCGTGAGCGCGGCCTTGCCCCGGTGGCCAGCCTGTTTGAGGTGGCGGCATGACCCGCAAGATTGAGATGCTTGACGGCCGGGTCTACACCAGCACCGATAACTGGGCCACCGTCTGGCGCGGCAGCCGCCGCGTCACCGGCCGTGAGGCTGATCTGGTGCGGTTCCTGCACGCCATGGGGGCGTCATCATGATGACCGTGCACCGCTTTCACCACGGCACCACCGTCATGGATGGCAAGCGCGTGGTTGCCGTTGCCCGCCCGCGTGGGCGCGGCAGCAACAGCGTCTGGATGCTGACCCTGACCGGCGCAAGCTGGCTTGACCACCGCGCCCGCAAGCCCAGCCCGGTCACCGGCAAGGTCAACGCCAGCATCCTGATGGTGCCACACCGCGTTGAGGCTGACATTCTGATGCTCAAGCTGGTGGCCACCGGCCGCAACCCTGACTGATCAGGCTGCTCTAGGGCGCGCCTGAGGGGCTTGGGTGGCCTCAGACACCACCCGGCCCCACAAAACGCTCTGGCGGGGCTGCCTGACGGCCCAGCGGGCATTGCCAAGCACCGCCCCACCCCCTAAATTGGCACCTCACCCCAATCTCTGGCCGCTGCAACCGTACCAACCTGTGCAGCGGCCCTTTTTGTGTCTGGCGTCAGGGGGATCATCTGCTGGGCAATGATGCGGGTGTGCGGGTAAACGGTGCGGATCAGGCACAACAGGTCAAGGCTGCTGATCTGCGCCGCGTTCAGCACAAGGTAGCCGCCACCGGGCGGCGCTGCGGGCAGGAACACGGGCACCCCCTTGAGAAAACGGGCAGGCTTGGTGTTCGCCGTTGACGCGTCCGCCACACAAGCAGGCCCTGCCAGACCTTTCATCGGCGGGTTGACATCCGCTAAAAGGCACCCGCCTTGGGGCCGCTCCGTCAACGCCACCGATAAACCAACGCCCCTGCCGTGGGCTTCACGGGTGATCAAGCCCGGTACACCGCTCGCTTACCAGACCGCCGCTATGCACACTTGCGGGCGGCCCAGAGGCCACCGTCCGGCAGAACCGGGTAGGTGGGCAGGGTCAGGGTCACCATAGCATCCGCCGTCAGGCGTTGTCAGCCCGCTTGACCGTGACCCGCACCATGTTGTCATAGACATCCACATTACGGCGCACCACCGTGTAGGTGGCCTCACCCCACGTCACGTCATCCCCCGTGACGGGCGGGTTGTACATCAGGTACTCACCCAGCGCCTGACCGCCACTCTCAAAGAACACCACCTTGGTTGCACCGTTGGCCATCAGTCTCTCCCGTTCCTTCTTTGCAAACTCTACCTCAAACGCCACCGTGGCGGCAAGATAGGCCACCTGAGCGGGCGTGAACTTGGTCATTGGTGATAGCGCCCCGTCAGCAGGCCCTGCACGTTGGCCCAGTTCCACTTGTACGGATCACCGCACCAGCGGCCCAGCACCATGCTGCCGGGCAGTTCATTCAGGCCCTTCTCGGCCAGCAGCTTGATGGCGT